AGCAAGTCAAGATATTTTAGATTACATTGTAGATAACCACCTTGCCCTGCACGACATTTCCGATGAAGGCATAAGCAAGGTCATTGATGCACTGTTTAATTTTAACGACCTATTACCAAAAGAACAAGTGCTATTTAACTCTATAATGGCACAGGCAATAGACTTTGAATGGATTGCACAACAGTTAAGTAACTGGGAGGAGGAAGAAGAATTAAAAAGATTAGACGCTCAAAGAGAAGATTATTATGACAATCACTAAAGGTAGAGTTAAATATACTGCTGGCGCGCCCAGAGAAGGACAGTACGGCCCAAGCATAAACATTCTTGTAGTATTTGCCGATGGCAAGGAAGCAAGGATATATGGTAAGCCTGGCGATCCTATACAAAGTTTAAAGCAAGGAGAAGTAATTGATGTTATAGATGACAATGGTAAATTAAAATATGTTCAGACACAAACAATGCCAGCACCGACAGGAGTAGCAGTAATTGAGCAGGAAATAGCAGAGAAGCCTGACCTTGCAGCTATTGCCTTTGAACTGTCTGCTATTTACACACAGACATACATTGACATCTATAATAAATTAATTGAGGCAGAAATACCGCATGAGAATGCAACGGCAGCAACTTCAACTATTTTTATACAAGTGTTTCAAAAATTGAGATGAATGACTCTATATGTGGCAGTAACTGCGCTGTCACTTTTTTAAAAACTAAAACAACTTATCATGCTTAAATTACCAAAAGAACATTTATCAGTTTCTCAAATAAACCTTTGGGAAAGCGATCCCATTGCTTACCAAAAGAAATACTTTATAGGCATTCCCGATGAACCTTCTCCTTTCCTTGACTTTGGCAAACAATTTGCAAAGGACATAGAAGACTATGCAGCAGGTGTGCAAAGAGATTTTAACTTTCCAGAAGGATTTATAGACATGACTTTAATTTATCCTCATGTAGAATATAAATTAGAACATGATTTTGGAGACTTTAAAATGCTTGGTTATATTGACAACATGAGCAAAGATTACGAGCTTGTAGTTGACTTTAAGACTGGCACCGCTCCCTGGTCAACACAAAGACTACAACAATCTTTGCAGATGCAGACCTACTCTTTAATACTTTGGTATAAATTTGGAGTAATGCCTACATCTGTAATTAGCTACTGGAAAACAAAACTGCGAGGCAAAACTTTGTCTTGGGCAGGTGAGCATGAAAGTTTTATGTATGTCTTTGATTCATCTGAATTAAATGCAGCAGAGGCAAGGATTAGGAAAGCAGCAAAAGAAATAAGCGAGGCATACGAAAGATATAATGACAGTGTTATAGGAGAAAAGATGTTTAAATATGCGGAGATTACAAAGGAGTTAAAGGAATTAGAAAAAAAGAAAGAGTTAATCAAATTAGATTTAACTGATTTGTTAAAAGATAATAAAATGGCTATGGATGTACATGGTGCATTAGTAAGCTATACTACATATCAAAGAAAGTCATATACATTTTCCAAGAACATTGTAAACAAGGAATATGAAATAGAGGCAATGAAGAAAGAAGAAATAAACACTGGTGCAGCAGAAGAGCATAGTAAAACAGTCACACTTATATTAGTTAAGGATGAAAGAGTGGAACACTAAGATGCTGGAGATACAGGCTTTCTGCGATGAAGTTAATACCTGGATTTCCGTTGCACCATCGGCAGAAATGCTTGACGAATGTGACGAGTATCTTCGCCAGTTATCCGCTTACTATTCACGCTACACTGTTATATCTGGCATGAATGAATCTATCTTTGCCCAGATGATGATGAGCTGTATTAGAGATATGCCAGAGGATGAGTATAAAAGAATAAAGCACTCTTCTACTTTGACAGATTACTATGTCAAAGGAAAATATCCCAAGGCCACTGCCATCTTTGAGCAATGTAGAGCTGTAAAGCAGTTGTTACTTATAACCAGTGATAATTACCGAACTTTGCTTAGTAGCTTTAGGCAGGAAAGAATATTAGTAGGACACATGACTACATAAAATATTTGCAGACCTCGGAGTAGGATGTTTTGTTTACTGATTAAACATTTCTTTCCATCCTATTGCGTCAGAGGATGAATTGGCAGCCTGGAAATAGACAGGCATTTTTAAACCATATCGTTGACACCAACAAAATGATAAAATGAAAGTAGAACTATTAGAAATATTTGGAAATGATATAATGGTAGTTAACGCAGCTCGCGTTAGTTATGGTAAGGACGCAAGCCATTACACGATTATGGAAAACAAAAGCCTAATAAATTACCTTGCCTCACATGGTCACACTTCCCCCTTTCGTCATCCACAATTACAGTACCGAATAACTTGCCCTATCTACGTTGAGCGGCAGTTGTTCAAGCACCAAGTAGGCTTATCTGCCAATAGTATATCTGGCAGATACGTTGATTTCTCTGATACATACACTAAGGTCAATGTATGGAGGAAACAAAGCAAGTCAAGTAAGCAAGGTAGTGAAGGTATGTTGTTTACCGATGTGGCAGAGAAGGCAAAGTTTATAGAAGAGCAGATGATTGACCATGCTAAAAGAGCGTATCAAACCTTAATAGAACTTGGCGTATCAAAAGAACAAGCGCGTACTATTCTACCGTTAAACTTAAATACTACCTTTATTTGGACTGGATCTCTTTACGCGTACATAAATATGTTTAAGCTACGCATTGACGCAAATGCCCAGGCAGAAACAAGATATATAGCCATGGAAATGTTGCATGAGTTAAAACTTAGAAATAAATTTATACTATCTTTAGAAGCATTTCACCTATGAAAGAAGCTATGCGACACAATGAAAATAAAATACGCTACGACCTTTGCCCTGCCATTGCACAAAGGGAATACGCCAAAGTATGGACGCAAGGTTTAGAAAAATATCCTGCTGGTAATTGGGAGAAAGGTTTTCCCTTCTCTGTTGTCATTGCCTCAGCTATGCGTCATATGGAAGCAATGCGACTTGGAGAAATGATAGACGAAGAAAGTGGACTTTTGCACTCTGCACACTTGATGTGCAATGCCGCAATGCTAACAGAGTTTTATTTTACAAATCCAGAACTAAATGACTTAAAGAAATGAGCAAACAAACGGCAGTTGAATGGTTAATTGAGGAAATGCATAAAAATATAGTATTTATATCTGTACCTATGCAAGAAAAAGCAAAAGAAATGGAAAAGGAGCAGATAAAGGAGGCTTATATGTCGGCTTTACCTTATGGTCTTGAATATTCACATTACGATAAGTATGCAAATAAATATTACAACGAAATTTATAAAAAAGAAGACAAATGATTTTAACAGACAAGACCATCATTGACGAAATAGCAGCTGGCAACATTGTCATTGAGCCTTTAATAGAAGCAAACATTGGCACTAATAGTGTAGATTTAACACTAAGCAACACTTTACTAATGTACACCGATACTATTCTTGACACAAGGAAAAAGAATGCTTATGCTCCTTTTATTATTCCAGAAGAAGGAATTATTTTAAGACCAAATGTTTTATATCTTGCATCAACCGTAGAATATACCGAAACTTTGCGCCATGTTCCAATTATACAAGGTAAATCAAGCCTTGGAAGATTAGGATTATTTGTCCATGTTACGGCAGGTTTTGGAGATGTAAATTTTAGAGGGCATTGGACTCTGGAGCTTGTTTGTGTACAGCCAGTCAAAATATATCCTTACATGAAGATAGCGCAAATATGCTATCACGACATTAGCGAAATGCCATACACCGACTATGCCAGCAAGGCAGATGCAAAGTATAGTGACCAGGGCAAAGATCCTGTCGCAAGTAAAAACTATTTAAATAAATAACAATGACAGAACAAGAAAAAGGATTTATCAACAATGCTGCAAAAATCATTGTAACATTTGGCGGAGTATTAACTTGCCTTTGGATTATTTACTATTTATACGATTTGCTATGGAAGTAGAAATGAATAAATATGTAATTAAATACGAAGATGGCAAAAGCGTATCAGTCACCGCAAAGAACCTTGAAGAGGCATTGGATAGGTTTAAGGAGTTAAGAATAGAAACAGCTACAAAAGAAATAAGAGTAATGTCAGCCTGGGAGAGATACAATAAACACAAGAAAAGAGAATCGTAATCGTTAATGGTGATTTAAGTTGTTTTATAGTGCGGAGAATTGCCTTCGCACTTTTTTTATAATTATTTTTAATATTTATATACATTGTATTTATTTTATATTAGTTTTGTAAGGTCATTATGACAAATCACTTTAAACATCACAAAAATGAAAAAGAATTTTAACAATCAAAACTTTGAATGGCTATTTGATGACATCGCCTCATCTATGCCAAAGATTATTTTTGTAGGTATTATTTTAACCTACCTTATTACAGCAGCTCTCAATGTGTACTTTTTACCTCTCCCATTAATGCTTTCTATTCCTGCCTCTCTCATGTTGCAGTTTGGCAGATTTGCCATTGTATTTATTGACTTTTTAAATCCAAGTGAGAAGAAATCACCTTACCCTGCAAAGGTTGCGGCAGGTGCCACGGTAGTAGCTTTGTTGGAATTGTTTTTCTCTATACAAGGTCAAACAAGTGGCGCAGAATTTTACGCAATGTTTATTTTTATAGGTACTGTTATTTGCTTTGGATATTTCTTAGAGATACAATTCATTCAGAAGGGCATAGAAGCCTATGGTATTGGCATGAAAACACCAAGGAAGCGCAATGTATTAAAGAAAGATAAAGAGCCCGTTAAAATGAACACTACGGTGCGTAGCGTACAATTATCTTTAGCAATCATGTTGGTGTTAGGAGTAACTACTATAAATGGACAGAATAATCATTTTTTTGCATATAACACAATGAGCCTTGAAAAGATAGGAAATAAAATGCTGGAAAGATGTTATTACAGTGAGGCAAATGAATCATATACTGTTGATACTATAACCTATGATATGTTATCCGGAATAAACTTGTGGGATGGATATTCAAGGACTACTTATGATAATACCATGTTCATGACCTACGGCACGCAGCACTTTGAATTTTATCCATTAGCAGGGATATGGAAGTATGGTAATAAATACTATGACTACATTGGTTTATTAAAATTTGTAAGTAAATATGTTAAACGTAACTTTCTAAATAAAAAAATAAATTATGATGAAATTCGTAGGCATAGATCCAGCCATGAGGCTAAACGGGTTAGCAGTATGCGTGATTGATGATAAGAAAGTGTATTTTGGAAGGTACAAAAATTTGGCTGCATGGATAATGGATAGCCTAACATGGGAGAGAGATTGTGCCATAGTTGTAGAAGATTCTTCCTTGCAAAATATTACTTTTAGAAAACACGCAAATGTTAAAGCAAGTAACAAGATTAGCCGAAATGTCGGCATGAATCAAGGCGCATCCAGAACAATCATTGACCTATTAGAATTAAATGGCCATAAAGTAAAAGGTATTTCACCGCAGCACAAAGGCAGCAAATGGACTATTGATTATTGTATGTCAGTTATAAAGGCAATGAAGATGGAGGTGCATGGTAACAAAAAACTTTCGCAAGACGAAATAGATGCTTTTCAAATAGCATTAATTTCTAAAACTTATTACGAAAATGATGCAAATAAAGGTTATAGAAAAGAAGCTCCACCGGTTGACATTGGCATACATGGAGGAGACGATGAGACGAAAGATTAATTATTTTTACGTTGATTACTTAGCCACCAGGATAAGACAAGAAGAAACTAAACTAACACTTTTAAAAATAGGCAATCATGTTAATAACTAAATTATTAAACGACAAGGAAATAAAGCAAGGTTTTTTATTGGTAGAGAAATATCCAAAACCTATCAATAAAAATAATGTTGTAAACACAAATAGTGCCTTGCTGCAATTTTACTCTGGCAACGATGGTGCAGGCAGAAAGTTTTACCAGTACATGAATAAAGAAAGATTACAAGCAATTTTATTTATGATAATAAATAATACAAGTGAAAAAGAGGATGTAAAAGTAAAAGCCAGTGTTCTCTTTAAAAAACTCTTTTACAGTTGAGTGATGTTTACTTAGTGTTTTATTTGCCGCAGGTGTTTCTCCTGCGGCTTTTTTATTACCATTCCACACCTTGCCCAATGGCATATTCAAGGATGCCTTTAGCGTGAGCTTTAGCAATAGCCTCTTGCCATTCTCTGTCTATCATTAACACAGCGTCATTATAATTTGTAAAGAAACCATTTTCAGTTAACACTGCTGGTACGTTGGTTGCAGTTAACATTTGAAACCTTGCCTCTCTGTCTAAGTCTCCATCACTGTAATCATGCCGATGCACCCAGCCTGGAGTAGCATCTTTTATTTCATTGCCTATCATTGTTGCCAGTTGATCCGACCTTGTTTCACCTGGTGAGGTAAAGACTTCCCATCCTCTGGCAGTTGTTGACGCTGCGGCATTGCCGTGAATGGATACAAGCACAGTTGCCTTGCCTAAGTTAGCATAGCTATTTACGAGCTGACAGCGTTTGTTTAGTGATGTGTCATTTATTGGCTCATATACTTTTTTAACTTGAAAGCCATAATCAATTAGAAACTGTTCAAGAAAATTAGCAACGGCACGGTTAAACACACCTTCAAAGAACCAACCGTACGAATGGAATTTACCATGTTTATGTTGATAACACTTTGATGGATAGGTTACATATTTGTCTGGGCCTATGCCTTTGTTAAGTCCTCCATGCCCAGCATCCACGCATACTACAAAATCATTTGCATTCATATTTTTATATTTTAAAGGGAGATGTAAATCAATACACCTCCCCTTGGCACTAAGGTAGCGATTCTCTGCGCCTATAACTTAAACCCGATGAGCGAAAAAGCTGCGGATATCAAACCTAATCGACTTGGTAATTTCACTTCTATCTCTTTTCCAGCACATTCTCTTGATGTCTCCTTGATTTTATCCCAAATGATTTGAGCAAGTTGGACATATTCGCGCCATGTGAATTTTACCTTGTTGCCTTCAAGATGAACATTTATCTCCGAGGCTAACTCCGCAAAGTTCATTGAGTAACAAGCCACGTCGCCCATTGGTGACTTTATTCCATCTGCATTTTTAAGGGCATCTTTTAAATTAGTCTGCATATTATGTTTTTTTAAAGTTTCTAAAATCATTGAATGAGTTATTATTTTCTCCATTGTTTTAACGTCTGAAAAATCTAAGAATAATTGTACCAATATTTGTTCCAGTTATGGACTTTATATTTTCCGAAATACTAAACAATTCCGTTGCTGCAATGATGAAGCTGACAGAATAGGTTATTTGCGAAGGCAATCCAAATGTTATTCCTGCGCCGTGAAAAATCATTATACCGCAGAAATAGGTTACAACCTTTTGAGATGTGCGATAAAGCCCTTTGCTTGTTATCGGCTCTCCCCTTTTCCTTGCCGCCATGATTCCCGTGACTGTGTCGGCAAAAACTACAAAGATTGTAAAAATCAAAAAATGTTTGATGGGTAGGAAAAACGAGAATATAACTCCGCAACAAATGGAATAGGCAATGCCATCGTAGCCAAGTTTAAAAATGTTGTAAATAACTGCTTTCATTATTCAAGTTTTATTAATCTCACATCTCCATCTACGGTTGCAAACTTGCCATCAGCGTATTTGTAACAATCGTATTTAACACCGTTAAAGGCAAAGGAAACTTGATTAGTAAATGTAGATAATAGTAAGTTGGTTGAAATGCTGTAAACCTTGCCATTGTCTGGGTTGAATATAAGCCGTTTGTTTACATTTAACTCAATCTTACCATCAATAATTTCACTGTTAAAATTTAACTTCCAATTACCGATAAACTTTGCCGTGTCTCGTTGTGCCGTTGTAAAATACACAGGCTTGCCGCTTATTTGCACGTGCAAGTCATTATAGTAATTAATCCTTTGCACCGCTTTGCCCTTTGTGATAATAGGCTTTGCATGAATGGCTAACGTGTTACTTTGCCTTTCAGCATCGGTGACAAGGTTGTTAATTGCCGTTGCAGAATCGCCCAATATTTGCTTTGAGCCTGTTATTGTGCTATCGGACAAAGTAGTCTGCTGAATAATGTAATAAATGTTTCCTTGCTTTTGAATGTAAACAGTATCTTTGACAACGTCTTGCGCAAAGGAAAACAAAGGAAGGAATAAAAATAAGTATCTCATTTTATTTATTTTCAAGGTTAATAATTCTTTGTTCAAGGGCTTTGATAAGAGCTTGTTGCTCTTGGATGGCTTTGACTAATGTAGCAGTAATTGCCCTATAATCAAGTTGTAAATATCCTAT